TGCAATGGCAAGGGGTTTGTTAAAAATGACAAGTTTACCAGGTGGTTTTAATCATGTAAGTGATATAATGAAAGATATATCTCAAACAGGTAGCAATGATTTTTCAAAACTAAAATATTGGGGATTCATAGAGCAGGCAAAAAACAATGACCCAACAAAAAAAAATTCTGGTTATTGGAAAATAAAAAAACAGGGTATTTTATTTGCTAAAAATGAAATCAATGTGCCTAAGTATGCTGAAATTTATAATACTAAACTAATAAGCTTTAGTGCTGAGCAAACAAATATTATTGATTCATTAGGTAACAAATTTAATTATAGTGAATTGATGTCAAACAAATAAATAAAAGCAAGGTAGAGAAATGAGAATATCAAGCTTAATTATTGTAACGCCTAACGACCTAAAGAAAGATTCAGTAGCTGTAAAGCTAAAGGATATAGAAATTAATGATTTGCAAGATGATGTGTTTAAAGCTTGCTTGCCTTATGAATATATACTCTACATATCAGCAGAAGGCGAAAATTTGTTAAAAGGTTAACAAATAAATACAAACCAAAGGAACAAAATGAACATATACTCAATGTATTATGAAAACAATAAACAATTTGGATTTTGGATTAAAAGAAATTGTTGGGCTAATGTTATTGCTAAAATAATAAATATAGATGGTGTGATTGAAGGTGAAGAAATAAACGGAAAAGAGCCATATTATAAAAACCCTAAAGTTTTTGCTGAGTTTTATAAACAAACTAAAAAAGAAAATTGCAATTTAGAAAATCTAATTAATGTGAGTGAGGTTTCTTGTCCAGGTACAGGTGCTTACTCAATGTTTTAATCGTATATAAAAAAAATACAAACCAAAGGAACAAAATGAACAAAGTAAAGCCAACTAAATACAAAGAACAAAAACCAAGTAAACCAAAACCAACAAAGGTAAAAAAATGAAAATAATTATATTTATAATAAATAAATAATAAGCAAATTATGTCAATTTTTGTTAAATTTAAGAGATACATTATGCCGAAAAAACTAACAGATAAACAAAAAAGATCAAATAAACTTTTAAAGAAATGTAAAAAGCATTTAAAAGAAAGCAAAGATTATTGGCTTAACTTAAAGTTAAACCATATAATTATAATGATTGAAAAAAATATTGATCCAGATATAAAAGATTTAGAAAGTAAATTTAAAAAAGCTTTAGGTATAAAAGGGAAGAATGATGAATGAACATATAAAATCATTATCAAAACAGATGGCAAATTTTAATCAAGAAATGGGTACTAATGCCCTTATTGATTATCTAGCAACATCTTTATTAAAAATAGGTAAAGAGTTAAACCAAGGGAATATATCAATAAATTTTGACAATGATACCAAGGTTATTGTTGATCTTGAAGGTATACATGATATAAAGGATGTTTGATATTTTTGATGAAGTGGTAAAAAGTTTAGAAAATGTTGACTTTGTTTATTCTGGATATTTTGATTGTGTCGACCCTTTAAATGTAGGTGATTTTAAAAATGAACATAAGTTTATTGAGTTAAAAGGTTTTATCGAAGATCATGTAGTTTTTTTAATTAAAGAAAATTTAGATCTTTATGATGCGTTAGCTTACAGGGATGGTATATATTATATTAATGAATATAAGCCAGATAAAATACGTTTACAATGTTTAAAAAGTGGTCAGGTACAAGAATATGAAAATAGTAAACAGAAAAATAAATGAGCTTATAAAAGCTGATTACAATCCAAGAAAAATAAGTGATAAAGATTTTGAGCAATTAAAAAAGTCGCTTGAAACTTTTGAATGTGTTGAGCCTATTGTCGTAAATAAACATCATGACAGGGATGATATAATTGTTGGAGGTCACCAAAGGCTTAAAGCAATGGAATCATTAGGGTGGAAAGAAGTTCCTACTATTGAAGTCAATTTAAACTTAGAGCAAGAAAAAGAATTAAATGTTAGGCTTAACAAAAATACAGGTGAATTTGATTTTGAATTACTTGCTGAACACTTTGAGGAAAACAATTTAATTGATTTTGGATTTGAACCTTATGATTTTGAATTAATAGATTCAGATGAACCAGATTATTCATCGCTAGATGATGAAGATTTATCAAATGAATTAAATGATTTAACTAATGGTGTAAAGAAAGCTATTCAGATTGAATTTGATTTAGAGCATTATGATGAAGCTAGCAATCTTGTAAAATTTTGGAGAGACAGAGACGCTTATATTGGTTCAATGATAATAGAAAAACTCAAAGAAGAAAAACAAAAATTATGATTAAACTTCAAAACCAAATAACTTTCTATGAAACGAAAAACTTTTGATGAAAAAAATACAATTAAAAAAAGTAAATCACAATATCAAGATTGGCGATATTTGCGAACCTAAAGAGCCAAACATAAAAGAAGATTGTTTATTTTATGAAGGCGAAAAAATAGTTGGTTTTTTCTTAAAGGATTTACCAAAGTATTCTAAAAAGTTAAATAATTTTATTTCAATTGCTGATAAAGAATTTAGAAGTAAAAATGTTCCTAAATCCTCAATGAATAGAACATCAGGTGAGCAAGGTCAAACAGAGAAAGTTCAGCAATATTCGACAATAATTGGAGCTACACCACCAAGACCTCACATGAGAAGACCTTACCCAAGTATGTCATCAGTCCACAACGAACCAAAAGCAAAGACCTTTATAAAAGCAATGTTGCTAGCACTAAGGGAAGGTGAAAAAATTATAAAAGAAATTATTCCAGAGCAATATGAATTTCAAAAAAAATGTATAGAAGAAAATGTTCCAAAGGAATTTAGATTGGGCAATTTGTTTACAAGTTCAATATCTAATTATAATATATCAGCACCTTTTCATAGAGATAATGCGAATTTAAAAAATTGTGTTAACCTTATTATAACAAAAAAGCAAGGTGCAAAAGGTGGTAATCTTCATGTACCTGATTATGATGCCACAATGGATTCTGCCGATAATTCAATGCTTGTTTATCCTGCTTGGAAAAATGTTCATGGAGTTACACCAATAGAACCATTAATAAAAGGTGGTTATAGAAATAGTTTAATCTTTTATCCTTTAAAATCATTTAAAAAATATGTAAAGAAGGTTTAAAAATGAGTAATAAAGACAACAAAATCCAACACAATAAAAAAGCACTTATGCAAGCCTTAGAGCAAAGCATGGGTATTGTAACAAATGCTTGTAAGTTAGTTGGTTTAAATAGATCAACTTTTTATGAATATTATAACAACGATAAAGTTTTTGCAAATGAAGTTGATTCAATGCAGAATTATGTTATTGATTTTGCAGAAACAAAATTGCTTGAAAATATAAAAGACAAAAAAGAAACTTCAATAATTTTTTATTTAAAGACCAAAGGCAGGGGCAGGGGTTATATAGAACGCAAAGAAGTTGTCGACAACCAAGTTGAAAGTTCTGAATTTAATTATGATGCTATGCCAATTGAACTATTAAAGCAATTAAATAAATTCAGGAAAAGTTAAATGAGTGAACCAAATACTTTAGCTCAAAAAATAATTAAAAAAGAAAAGCAAAAATTTCTTGATACTTTTGATGCTAAAAATTTACTAATTGATTCTCTGCGTAGATCAATGAAAAGAAAAAACGAATATATTGATTATCTGGAAAGGAGATTAAAAAATGCGAGATGACAAAGAAAACATTTTTAGAAGTGTGATTCAAAAACTTAAAGACTCAAACCAATATCAATTAGATGAATTGTTTAACTATCAATTAAAAATGAATGAAATATATCATTATGCCTATATGATTGAAGGAAATGAAGAAATAAAAAACAAAATCTTAAACGCATCAAGCCCTGTATGATGATACATAAAATACTATTGTTATTTTTGTTAATCTTTTTAACTATTTATTTTAAGGTGTGTTTTAGCTTTTGATAACTGAAAATTTTAAAATAGCAATTTCTTTGTTTAAAAGACAGGATTTTGAGTTAATGGATTTAACTGATAAACAAGTTAAAGCCTTAAACCTTTTGCATCCAAATAATAAAGAGATTAACCAAATTTTATATGGTGGTAGTGCAGGTGGTGGTAAAACTTTTCTTGGTGTTGTTTGGCTTTTGTTTATGTGTTTTGCATATCCTAAAACTAGATATTTTATTGCCAGAGATCAGTTAAAACAAATTATGATGTCAACCTATGTAACACTTGTAGAAGTTTGTAGGCTTTGGGGTTTATCATATAATGATGATTATAAGCTAGATGGTAAATACAACATAGTTAAGTTTAATAACGGATCTGAAATTTGTTTAATTGATGTAGCATTTAAACCTAAGGATCCAGAATTTCATGACTTAGGATCAACGGAATATACTTGTGGTTTCTTTGAAGAGGCAGGTGGCATACATCGTGAAGCATTTAAGTACCTTAACCTTCGTGTAGGTAGATGGAAAAATGACGAATATAGTATAAAAGATAAAGTATTAGTTTCAGCGAACCCAACTAAAAACTGGTTGTATAGACATTTCTTTAAGCCTTGGAAGGATAAAAAAGAAGTTAAAGGTGTTAAATATATTCAATCATTGCCAACAGATAATCCACACCTTCCAAAATCTTATATTGATAAACTAAGGAATGAACCCGATAAAGTAAAGCGTGAGCGATTATTTTATGGTAATTGGGATTATGATGACGATGAAACAAGAATGATTAGTGATGACTCAATCACATCTATGTTTGAAAACAATCATGTTGATGGTGATGATAAATGGATTACTGCTGATATAGCCTATCAAGGTAGTGATAAATATGTTTTGTTTTATTGGGAAGGTTTAGCAGTTAAAGATTTAAAGATTGTTAATAAATCAAACGGAAAACAGGTTTTGCATATCTTAGAAGCATATAAAAAGAAACATAGGGTGAAGGGTTCCAATGTTATATTTGATGCCGATGGTGTAGGCCAAGGGCTTACAGGCCATATTTCAGGATCAAAAGAATTTAAAGCCAACGGAAAAGCAAAGAATCAAATCTATAAGAACATAAAAACAGAATGTGCATATAAGTTTGCAGAGTTAATGGAATCTGGCGAGGTGTGGTTTGATTATAGTTTACAAGCTAAAGAAAAAGAACTTTTGATTCAAGACCTTGAAAATTTAAAAACTTGGCGAGCTGATGAAGATGGCAAACTTGAAATAATACCAAAAAAAGAATGGAAAAAAGAAATGAATGGACGTTCACCAGATTATTTTGATAATTTTAATATGAGAATGCTACCATTTTTGAAAAATAACAGGATTGAATCAGGTGACAACTTTAATTCAATCTTTACAATGTAGGTAAAACATGGACACAATAGAACAAGACTTAATTAGAAGAAAATTACTTGTAGAATTAAATATTAACGATATTAACAATTATGATTTACTAAATGATTGTTATTTTGGTAGTGGTGGTTTTTACAATAAAAATTATTTGATAAAATCACCAAGAGAAAAAGACAAAGATTATGAAAACAGAAAAAAGATTGCTAATTACAGAAATATTTTTGCACCAGTAGTTGACTCCTTAAACGATCCTATCTTTAGCCATAAGGTTGCGAGAAGCTCAGAAGGTAATGATACTATCTATAAAGAATTTATTAATAATGCAGATACGGCAGGTGCGAGCCTAACAAATGTAATTCAAGAGATAGATTTAAAAGCTGAAATATTAGGATGCGTTTTTTGTTTTATGGATAACTTTGATTCTGATATAGACACAGAGCTTGAAGCCTTAAATGATAGGGCTTTCCCTTATGTATTCTATGTTGAACCAAGAAATATAAAATCATATGCTTTTGATGAACTTGGCAGACTTATATTTTTAAAATATCAAAATGTAACTAGTTCACAAAGTTTACTGAATTTTGGAGTATCTGAAATTGAAACTACATATAGAAGCTATTATATAAAAAATGGAACTTGGTATACTTGCCAAACTGATGGTTCTGGAAACCTTACAGGTGAAGAATTAGAAACTTCAGCACCTTATATGTATTCAACAACTAAGAAATGGAATAAACAAAGATTACCACTTTCTAGGCATTTAGATACTGCCACAACATCAATAGCTATATACAATCAAAATAGTTTAATTAATCAACAACAATTTACGAACACCTTTAACACCTTGGTAATGTATGGTGAAAAGGGAAATATAAATTTAGAAGTGGATTCAACTTTATTTATACCAGAAGGTAATGAAGCACCATTCTATCTATCACCTGATGTTGCAACAAGTGATTCAATTGCAAAAGATAGAACAGAGGTTCAAAGTGAAGTTATGAAAGTTAACAATCTTTCTATTCAAAATTCTAGCACTCAACAAAGTGCAGAATCTAAACGATGGAATGATAAAAAGAGACAAGAAAAACTTTCTAAAAAAGTTAATAGTATAATGGATTTAGAAAGGTGGGTTTCAAATTCTTTTGCTTTTTATTTTGAAGGTAGTTTAACTTCTAATGTAATTTACAATGAAACATTTGATTTTTTTACAACTTCCGAAGATTTAGAAGATATAATAAAAATGGAAGAAGCAGGTTTTTCACAGGAAACACAAAACAAAGCCAGAGCTATGTTTATAACTAAACTATTTAACCAATTAAATTCTGGTGAAGTTGACCAATACGAAAATGCAGAAATAAACAATGAAAAAGTAATTGAAACTAGCATTGATTTAGAATAAATTATATTTTTATCATAACCACACACATAAAGGCAGAACACATGGAATTTAAAGAAGCAATGGATAAAGTAAGTGAACTTGAAAACTCTGATGAGTTGATAGGTGCAATTACTTCACGCATACAGAAAGCAAATCAAGATGATAAAGACTATAAACTATCAATTTCTGAAAAAGATCAAGAGATTGAAAAACTTAGAGAATCTTTAACGTCTAAACAAAAAGAATTTGAAGAAATAAAAACTTCTGATTTTAAAGATGATGAAAAAGAGTTAACAATTAAAGCATTAAAAGAACAGGTAAGTGATTTAACTAATTCGTTTAATGATTTAAGTGAAAAAGCCAAAGCAAAAGAAAAAGAAATCGAAGGCAATAAAAAAGCTAAGATTTTAAAAACTGCATTTGATAAAGCTGGAATGATTTCCACAGACTCAATGGTAAAGGCTTATTCACTTGATGTTGCATTTGATTCAGAAGGTAAACTACTTTCAAATGATGGTAAATCTATTGATAGTTTTGTAGTTAAATTATTAGAAGATGAACCACAACTAAAGAAAAGTGAATTGAAAAAGGGTACAAGTTCATTTAGTGCAAGTTCAAATTCTACTATTTCAGAGCGAAAACAACTTGAGGAATTTTTAAAATAGTATATATTTTATAATAGATAAGACCTTGATGGCATTCTATAACTCTAAGACCTTGATGGCAATTAACCATATTAACTAAAATAGGAGTGCAGAATGTCACAAACTTTCGCACAATATCAAACAATAATTGGTGGGCTTGATCCACTAACATCAGCAGTATATTCAAGAATTGGACAAGCTACACCACTTTTACAAGTGCTTAATGTTTTTCCAATGACTGAAAAAGCATCTTTGACTTGGCTTAAAGAAACAGGTCTACCAACTACATCAACACGTTCATTGAATGGTGCTGTTGCATCTACTGCTGGCACTAACGCAAAACTCACAAAAGAGTTTGGCCGAATTGCTTCATTAGTTAGCTTAGATGACCAATTTAATGCAGTAGAAAAAGCAGACCAGATTGAAAAACAAGGTCGCTCAATGGGTTTATTTTTAAATGAGTTATTGTTTAAAGGTGATACATCAGTTGATGCCGATGGCTTTGATGGTCTTGAAAAATATACTACTGACAATGGAACAACCATTGATAATGGAACAGGTGCATTGTCAATTAGTAAACTTGATGAAGCAATTACTGAAATGGACGCACAACTTCCAGATTCACAAAAAGCTTTTTATATGAATACTGCTATGTATCGTAAATTTCAAAAAGCATCAAGAGCTGGATTACTTGGAACTATTAATTTAGTGCCTAACAATGCAGGTCAATATGTTATGGACTACAATGGTGTACCATTAAAGCAAGCTGGTGTTAAAGTTAATGGAACTCAGGTTCTACCATTTGATGAAGGCACAGGAACGAATGAAACATCAGTTTACTTGATTGACGAACGTGCTGAATCAATTCGTGGTGTGGTACATAATCCTTTGCCTGCTAAATCTGTTGCAACTGCATTTGGTACAGAATACCCATTGAACATTAATATGTTACTACAACAACGTGAAACTAATGGTTCTTATAGAATCTTCGGCATCACAGATCTTGATATAGTAGCTTAATGATTATTTTGACTAAAAATTCCAAAGGCAGGGGAAAAAGACAATTCAGGCGAGTTGATGTGTTCACTTATTGCAAGGGATTGAGTTCTTTTGATAGTTTAGGTTGGAAATATTATGAGGCCGAGTCTTTGCGTGAAGAATTTTTAGTCAAATCCTTTGTTGATAAGGGTGAAAGGGTGTAAAAGCCCTTTTTTTATTATGATAGAAATAAACTTTACAAGATTAATTGATTATGTAATGACTATTGATAAAGGTGGTCGAAATAAAATTGATTTGTCTTTAGGGTTTCGTGAAATGGTTAAGTCATTAACTAAAATATCAAAGGTTAAACATAGATACAAAAACAGAACAGGTGTTTTAAGTAATTCACTAAAGTCTGTTGAATTTCCAGAAAAACCAAATGAGCTAAAAGGTCAAATAGTATCTGATACACATTATGCTTCATATCTTTATTATGGAACAGAAGAAAGAAAAATAACACCAACAAAGAAAAAAGCTTTAGCATTTAAAGTAAATGGTGTACAATGGTTTTCAAAAGGTCATAAAATTAGTGGAATAAAAGCTGATAATTGGATTGAAAAAAACTTTAACAAGTCACCTAATAGATGGCTTGAATTTATGGCTAGAAGGGCAATGAAATGATATTGACAATTGATGATTTTAAAAGGTTTCCAAAGGTACTTTACACAGTTAACCAAGATTTAACTTACTATCTAGGTTTAGGTAATGAGTTTTACAATAAAAAAGTTCGTCTTTATGATGTTGATGTTAATGATCTACCAGATGAATCCAATGTACTTAGTGAAGTTAAGGAATTAATGATTCTTGATGTGTGCATGAAGGTTGCAGAAGGTTTAGTTGGTCAAAATGTGCAAGAAGTTACACAAGGTATAGTGACTGATCCTTGGCAAATGCAGTTGGATGCGTTTAAAAAAGATTTTAATCAAAAAGATAAACTAGTTGGTGCGAATCATTTTATAAAAGATGCAGATTATTTCCCTGCATATACTGCAAAGGTTAATTAAATGCTTAAAAAATGCCTTGATGAACTTAGAACGCAATTAACTACATTTGGTTATTATACCTATAATGGTTTGACTTCTTTAGGCCAGATACAAGGTACTAATTATGGTAAAGGTGCTATACTATTTGTTTTAGGTGAAGAACTTACTGATGATGATGAGACAACAATAGGTTATCTTACTAACAATATTGCAATAACTTTTTTAATTAGTGTTCAATGCAATGAAAATAATTTTATTGATAATACTGCTAATGCACAAACTGAATTTAAGTTATTTATTAATAACAATGTTTATCTTAATTGTGAAGCTATGGATTTTGAATATATTTCAAGTGATTTTTATGTTGATAATGGTGGTCAAGGCTCTTATGGTGGAATAGCAGTTACAACTAATTTACGTTATAGACAATTAAAAAATGACCCAGAAAATAAGTAGGGGTAAAAAATGTTAATTATACAAATTAAATGTGGGCATAGGTTTTTTTATAAAGACAAAGCATACACTTGCTCAAAAGTTTTAGAAATTCCTTCAAAGGAATATTTAAAAGGCCAAGAAAATAAAATTAAAATTATTAAGGAGTTTTAAACATGGCACAATGCGAATTAAATAGTTCGATCAATAGACAAATAGGATTGGCTTTACAGGATGATTGTGAAACCCCTGCAATAGTTAATGGAGTTGACTTTAAAGTTAGACCACAACAAAGCCCTGAATTTACTTTAGAAATTGATATGATAGAAAACAATGAATCTAAAAAAAGTTTCACAAAAACAGGAAACGTGGCAGGGATTCAAAGAATGGGAGCATCATTTGAGGGATGGTTGTCTGGTAGTGGTGTATCTGGTTCTATTAATGAATTTGATAAACCATTAAGGGCTTGTGGATTGGGTTCAGTTAATAACGTAACCATAGCAGTTGATATATCATCAATACCATCATCATCTGAATATAAAACCTTTTCAACCTTAACAGGTGGCACAAGTAACGCAACTGCAATTCTTATGTTTGTTGATAAGAAAAATTCACTTGCAGTTTTTGAAATGAAAACTTTAGCTTTTGTTTCTGGTGAAACTTTAAGTGATGGGGCAGGCTTTACAATAGACACAACAGGTTCACCAGTATCTGATTCAGCCAATAAAAATTATTATCCTAAGTCTGATAATTGGGAATGGTTCACATATCGTCAAGAGGGTGATGACTATGCTTGGGAAGGTTATAGCGTAGCAGGTGATTTAGAGATCACAACCGAGGCAGGGCAACCAGTAGCTTCCAATTTTACTTTTGCAGGTAAAAGTGCATTATACAAAAATAGTCTTATTACAGGCTTAACAAGTGCAGTCGCAGTTGGTGAAACTGCAACCGATGGTGCGACTCCTGCAAATGTTGTAAAAGTTGTTTCAGCCCTTACAGGAAGCGAAACTTATTTCAACTATGAGGTTGTTAGTGGTCAACTACCAACAGGAACTGCAATAACATTTAGTGGTGGCGAAACTGCAACAACTGCATCGGCTCAACGTGATCCTATTGGTGATAGAGTTGATACAATTGGTGTTACTAAATATTCAACTAATTCACCTATTGCTTTATGTTCTGGAATAAGAATTGAAGGTGTTGATTTAGATTTCCAAAACTTTTCTTTTTCTTTAAATAATGAACTTGAAGAAATATTATCAATGGCATCATGTTCAGGCGTTAAGCTAGGTGCTATCGGTGATAGAAGACCATCATTTAGTTTTAATCCTTTACTAATTACATCAGACGATTGGGGTGCTTATGCTGATTTTAAAGAAGGTAAAATCATTGATGGCTTTGCAATCATATTTGATAAAGGTGCTTTTAATAGATTTGCAATTGTGTTTGATAAAATACAAATTCAATCTGTTTCTAATGCAGACCAGAACAAAAAAACTACATTTGAATTTGAAGCTGATGTAGTTAGCCAAGTTGACGATCAAGAATTCGCAATTGTTTACTATTAACTAGTTTTATCCTGTTGTCGTGTGGTCAATGGGATAATGGCTTGCAAGCCTTTTTGAGTTAAAATCCACACATTTTTTTTACCACACACAAAGGAAATCAAAATGATTTTAAATACAAAAAAAGCCGACATCAATGATACAACGATGATACCTGTTGAAGGTTTAGATGGTGTTACTTTAGAAATACGAACCACTTTCAAAGAAAGTGAAATTTCAAAGGTTTTATCTACTAACAATAATCAAGGCTTTATTGAAGCACAAGATTTAGCAACTACTATGTTTTTAAAAGGTTGGGATGGTGTTACTGATGAAGATGGCGAACCAATAAAGATTAAGCTTAGAAACAATTTAATTGATTCAGATTTTTTTGATTTTATACCACAAGCAATAAAAGAACCTGTTTTTAGTTACTTTGTTGACCAATATTCATTGAAGAATGAAGAACTAAAAAACTCATAGCCCTTCTATGTATATACTTCGGAAAGAGTGAGGCCACACGATCACATACTTGCTCTGACGAAGTAAATCACCTTTGGGGGTGTTATGAAGAAGGGCGTGGCATGTGGTCTTATTATTGTCCAGATTGTATGGGTGTAGGTTGTGATAGTTGTGATGATAAAGGTGAGGTAATATTAAAGAGGTGTCCTAATTCTTTTGATGCTTCAAATGTTATGCCTTTATTTAATGCTTTTGCATTTTTTAACAATCATAAAATTTTACCTAATGCAGGTGGTTTTTGTGATCAAAGTGATAATTTTCATAAAGTGATTAACCTTGCTAGTAAGGTTGAAAGCTTAATTGAAGCTGAAAAGCAAAAAAGAAAAAGGTGACATTGTGGCAGGCATAAAGATTGATATTAAGGCAAACACAAAAGATTTTGCCAAAAAAATTCGTGCAATAAAAAAAGAAGTTAAAGACCTAAACAAAGAACAAAAAAAAGCAATTCAAAATGCAAAAAGTTTAGGGCTTGCTAATTTAAAATTATCTGAATCTACACAAAGGGCTGAGTTATCAGCAAAAAGATTATCTATACAATCAAAAGCCCTTAACCAAAGGGAACAAAAATTAATAATAACGCAAAAGAATTTATCTTTGCAAAATGAAAAATTAGCTTTATCAACTAATAAATTAAAATTAGCAAAACAAAAACAAATATTAGCAGAGCAAAAGCATTTAAACGCATCAAAAAAGTTTAATGAAGCATCTAACAAAAAAGTTGGTATACTTAATAAACTAAAAAGTGTTATGTCTGCTAAAGTAATTGTACTAGGTGCTTTTCGTGCAGGGCTTAAACTAGCTTCAATAGCAATTACAGAAGTTGTAAAAGCTTATAAGATGGCTATTGATAAAGGTGGTAAATTTGAACAAACAATGGCTAATTTAAAAGCCGTTACGCAACCAACTGCAAAAGAATTTAAGGCATTATCTAATGAAGCTAAAAGGTTAGGCAATTCAACTGTTTTTTCAGCATCACAGGCAGGTGATGCTTTTGTTGAGCTTGGTAAATTAGGTTTCAAGACTAACCAAATTATTGACTCAACTGCTAGCATAATGAATTTAGCTTCTGGTGCTTCTGAAACATTAAGTGATTCAGCAATAGCAACTGCTACAACTTTAAAACAATTTCAACTTGATACTGGTGATACTGCAAAGGTCACCGACATCATGGCTAAGTCATTCACTATGTCATCGCTTGATATGAAAAAGTTTACTATGTCAATGAAATTTGCAGGTACAAGTGCAAGCAATACAGGTATATCTTTTAAAACTACCACATCTGCACTTGCTACTCTTGCTGATAATGGTGTACATTCATCAACGGCAGGTACATCATTAAGGCAAGTATTTAATAGACTTGGTGATGAGACATCAAGAGTTGGTAAACTTTTAATGTCAAAGGGTGTTCGAGCTACTGCTTCATTTAGTGAAAAAATGAAAGTGCTTTCAGAATTAGGTTTGGATAATAGTAAAGTATTTAAACTATTTGGCCAAACTGCTGGAACTGCTGCAAGTATATTAATTAAAGGAGCAGACAAAACAAGAAAGTATGGTGAAGATCTAAAATGGACTGAGGGTAAAGCAAAGGGTTTTGCAAAAGCAATGGCAGACATACAACTTGATACATTGCAAGGTGATATGAAATTGTTAGATAGTGCAACGGAAGGGTTTGCAATTTCTTTATTTGAAGCCTTTGGTGATAGCCAGAGGGCAGGTGTTCAATTGTTAACTGAATTAATGGGTGATTTGAATAGTTGGACTATTGAAAACTCTGAAAAAATTTCAGCATTTGGGGAAAATGCTTTTCAAGCCTTTAAAATATTAGTCGATATGGGTAGTGATGCTTTAGGTATAACTTTAAAAATAGCTGATGCACTTGGATTAACAAAGCCAGATTTTTATTCTAGTACAGAAGATCAGTTAAGATCAGTAAATAAAGAAATCAGAAATAATTTAGCTTTGCAAAAAAAAGCTAGAAAAGAAAATGATGGTGACGCTCTTGGACGTTCTAAAAGAACAATACAAAAATTTGATAAAAATGCTGGTAAAGATAACAAAGGTGCTTTTGTTTCAATAACAGAAGAAGCCACAGGTTTAAAAAAAGATTTAGAAGAATTAGAAAAACTTAAATCTGATATATCACAAGAATATATTGATTTATCTCTAAGAAACTTTAGTGAAGAAGACATTAAATCTATAACAGGATTAACTAATCATACTGCTAAGTTAATTGATAGCCATGAAGTTTTAGGTAAAAAAATATCAAAAAATAAAAAAGCAAAAGAAAAGTTAACACAAGATCAATCCAATGCAAGAATTGAAGAATCAAAGCAGGCACAAGTTTTAGCGAATAAACTAAAATCTGAAAAATCATTTTTAGATAAAATAAATACGATGCGAGTTGATGCAAATCATAAATCAATTTTAAGTCAAATAAAAGATGACAAAAAAAGAGCAGATAAAAGATTACAACTTGAAAAACAAGCTTTAAAAGATGATGCTAAAAAAATGTTTTCAAAATCAAGCCCTAAGTTGAAAAAAGCTAATAAGGCTATTGATGAAACTTTTGTTGAAAAGCAAAAAAATGTTGACCAAGAATTTAGTTCACAAGCTAAACAAAAACAAGATGATCTTGATGCACAGAAGAAAGCAGAAAAAGAAGAATTAATTAAATCAATTAAACTTGAAAAATTAAGTCAAACATTAGAAGGTGAAAAAAAATTATTAGAAGAAGACAAGTTGGCAAAAGCTGAATTGCTAGAAGTTGGTTCAGTAGCTATGTTGGATTTAGAAGAAAATACGGAAAGAAAAAAATTAGAAATAATAAAGAAATATGCAAAACTTTCAGATGATGTTACAAAAAAATCACAGGACATGGAAAGGCAAGAAAGGTTAAGAACTTTAAATACTACAAAGCAAGCTATGAGTGCAGGTTTCAATGTTGCTCAACTTTTTGCAGGTAAGAATAAAGCACTTGCTATTTCAGAAGCTTTGGTTAATGGTGCTTTAGGTATTACAAAAACCTTTGCAACTTATGGTGCGACACCACCAGGCTTTATTGGTGCAGGCTTAATCGCTTCAAATACTGCTTTGCAAGTGCAAGAAATAAGCAAGCAAAAATTTGCCGATGGTGGTTTGTCTGGTGGTCGTGTTAATGGTAATGGCACACCAAGAGGTGATAAAATATCAACTAGTCTATCAGCAGGTGAGTTTGTTGTAAATCAAGGTGTGGCTTCTCAAAATATGCCATTACTTAATTCATTAAACAATGGATCAACTAGCAATAACTTTTCTTTTTCCCCTGTTGTAAATATAACGTCAAGTGAAAGCACAGAAGGATCAATAACTACTATATTGAATAACCAAAGGGATGAATTTGTTGATATAATGAAAGACCTACAAGAGCGAGGTGAGTTTGCTTAAAATAATTTATTTAGGTATAACACATGAATTTAAAACATTTGCTTTAGATTCTTATTTACCTATTGTTTCACAAAGTTCATATAGTGAACGATCTGATGACAACTCTTTTAAAAGGGGTGATAGTGTTAATGGTGGTGTTGAATCTAATCAATGTGAATTTACTTTTTCTGGTAATGATTATGATGTTAAAACATTTAAACTATTAATGTTAAATACTATTAGGCAAAACCCTTTTACCCTTGTCATACCTAGAATACAACCTTTTAACGATGGTGATTCTAGTGGTTCTTACAATGTAAGAAGATTAACTATTGGAAATGTGAAGCGAAGACCTTATTATTATAATATCACCACAATTTTATACAAAGATTAAATTATGATTTTTACAAGCTTCAATTCTACAAAAGATTTTAAATGTAATTTTAATGCTAATGATGCAGGTGATCCATCTAATGATGCAATGATCGTTTTAGATTATTATGATGGTAATAAAGATTTTATTGATATTGGGGCAAATAATTTTGAAAAGGTTGATTTTAGTGTGCAGGTTGTTGATGTAGGGGATGACTACAAAGCACTAACTGAATATTTGCGTGATAATAGTGGAAAGTTAATTAATGTAACTGATAAAGGAAATGTTTTAGGTTTTGAAATATCTAATTTTGATTTTCATTTATATGGTTTAGAAGAAGAAGGTGAAAGCCAATTTAATTTTAAAACATTATCATTTAGTGGATGTTATAGACCTAATACAACTCAATCTGGTCAGCAATTTCTTTTAGATGTTGAAATAAATGCTTTTAGTGTTGATGTGATAGTTGAAACCTTGCCTGCAAATGGTTCTTTTATTGGTGAAACCTATTTTGAAGAAGACACTAAATATTTATGGGTATGGGATGGATCAACTTTTAATCATTTACAAACTAGAAAATCTTATGAAGTAGATTATTATGTTAATGATGTTTCAGAATTGCCAATAAATCAAAACATAACTTATCAAAGTAATTTATTAGCTTATGTAATTAGTGAAAATAAATATTATACAAGTGCAAATCAAGAATGGGATTTAGTTACAATATACCCAACTATTGAATCTTGGAAAATTGTTACATTAAACAATTCTGCAATAGGTTTAAAAGGTGGTGTTGTTCGCTTTTCTTCTTTCTATGATTATACTGATAATGATGGTAACACATATAAAAGTGGATTTATTGCAAAAAAAGGTGTGCAAGTACCAAAGAAAAAAGTAAAAGTTCAAAAAGGTGCAAATGTTGAAATTTTAGAAGGTTTTAAAATAAAAATCAACAATGCAGATAGATTTAGCCAATATATAATAGAGTTTAATTTCTATGGTTCAACTTGTAATCTAAAATGGTTTAATGGTTTAACTTCTTATCCTATTAGAACAGGTGTTAATAAAACAAACACAATTTCAGAATCAATTTATGAATTTTCGGTTGAACCTTTTTTATGGCGAGACAATGAAAAATATATACCACAAAGAACACTACCAAATGGAACAGATTTTGTTCCCCAAACTTTTGGATCATGGAACTATGCAAAGTTGTATACTAAAAATAAACAACAAAATGTTTTAGAACAAAGTGGTTCAGGTGCTTCTACTAAAGGGCAAAAATCGTTTTTCATAGTTAACAATGGATCGCTTGATAGTCAAGGCCGAGTGTTAGTGCAGGTAGATACTACCTATCAAATCAATTATCTTTTTGACAAAAGAAGTTTTAATTATAAACTAAAATTTCCTTTCTCTGATGAATTATTTGATTATGAAGGTTTTACAGGTTCTAACAACCCAACCGACACATCACCAAGGGGATCAACTATTTTTATAATGAAACAAAGTTCTCTTTTACCTACTGATGTTTTAGCAGGTCAATTTGTTTCATTTGTTGATTTATCTTTTGATCTAGTTATAGATGACCAGATATGCCAAGGTTTTTCAACTTCTAATGGTGGTGGATTAGATATTTACAATTATGATTCTGAAAAAAGTGAATATGTACGCATTGATGAAGGCTTGTTCAAAGCCATTGATGACAGGACAATTGGTTTAAATAGTAAATCTTTTTTTACTTTAGATGCAGATTTTAATATTAAATATTTAAGAAATATAAAAACTCAATTAGGTGTTGATAATGGGCAGTTAAACAATTTTAATATTACCCTTATGAACCCTATGACAACACCATTCGGAATTTATCAAACTTGGCCTGTAAAGGGAATGACTGATAACAATGGTGATGATTGGTTGCAATTAACAGAAGTAAATTGGCAAAATTCAAATCAATTAAAAGGTTTTGATTCAAACAATAATTTTTATGGTGACATAGAAACTATGATAGCTTTGCAGGTAGGTTATAAAAGTGAAACAGGATTACTTCGTCATATAGGCAATCCAGTTGTTGTACCTCCAAATACATGGCTTTGGAATAATGCCATATCTGTTATTTCAGATGCACAAGGCATTTATCCAACTTTTGAAATTTTAAAAACACCTTTTGGAGTTACTAATAAAAATTTACCAAGGGCAAAAACTGCTTTTGTAAAAGATCTTGAATCAGTACCATACAACACAGATGCAAGTGCAAGAAATAATCTTTTATACAGAAATTATTCTTATAAAAAGCAATGTCATTTTTATAGTGATAATTTATCTCATGTAGAATTATTTAATGGCATGTATGGTGGTGCTATAACTTATGCTATTAACACAAATGATATGCAAAAATTAAAAGGATCACAAGGTGTAAATATATTATGTGCTTTTTCTTTTGGTATGACTTCAATTAGAAATATAAATTTCGTTAATTCAAATTATACTAACTACAATTCTAGGTTTCAACATAGAGTAAAGGTTGAAATGTATTTAAGAAATAAAAATAATCCTGCTATTAATTACAAAGTAGGTGATAGCATTATGCCAAATTTTACTGATGAAATTGAAAATGATTTACCACCTTATGCAACAGTTCATTCACCATTAAACAATAATTATGTGTTTTGCAATATACCAAAATCTTTAGGTGGATCAGATAAGTTTTATGATGGCATGGACACTTCTGAATACACAATTTGCAGATTTAAAAGACCAAATAATTCAGTTAAAACAATTTACAATAAAGATTATAAGGTTATTGATAGTTCTGGTGCTAAAAAATCCATAGTTGGTGTATTTAAAAATGGCACAACTAGTGGTAGTAGTGATTTTTGGGTTGAGCTTGCTTTGTTAGATGTTACATCTACAACTTTTTCAATAACAAAAGGTAATTATTATCAAGTAGAGGATGATGCTGGAAATGTTTTAACAAGTAATTCATTACTTGCAGAAATTGATGAATTTAACGATCAAATATTAAGTGGTAAAAATTATTGGACATTGCAAGATGATTTATTTCAAGAAGATATGTTAATTAATAGATTTGACCAGGTTGTTATTTTTGCAAAATACATGACCTCAGGTGAAAATGATGTGCCTATAACTTCTCGTTTTCCTAATTATTTTACAAAAGGTTTTGGAACTTTTTCAGGTGCGACAAATTTATATAGTGCATATAATACATCAACATTTAGTAATGAAGGAATGTTTATTGATGAATTAAATACTGATTTAGATCATTGTTTATATTTTTCAAATGAAATGGAATCTAACCTTGGTGGTGATGGTGATGGCATCTATGTAAAATGTGATGGTCGCATAGATAATGATGATAAACCTATTGATACTGCAATAAATGTTTTAAATAATCAAATTAAACAAATTAACACAGATAAAACATTAAATGCTGATGACCTTGGTGATAGTAAAAATTATCAAATTAGAGAACAAGTTGATTCTAAAAAAACTTTTAAAGATATGTTGATGCAGTTTGCAGAAGATACGCATTCAATGGTTGTATTTGATAGGGATGACAATCTAGTTGCAAAAAGTATTGACCTTAGAAAAATGAATCCAAAAAGGTTAGTAAACATAACTGCTTTTGATAAAACAAATGTTGTTAAAAATAGCACTTCAAAAATAAAGCAAAGTGATTTTAAAGATATTGCAACTAGCGTCAGCATGAAATACCATTATCATACAGGCAAAGGTAAAGCTGATAAAGTAATTACTGCAAAATTATCAACAAATTCAACAACTAAAAAGAAAGAACTAATTGTAACAGGGCTTGAAGCTGATATACATGATGATGTTGATGTTGTTGAAAGAAAGGAAAAAGTAAAAAATAATATCATAAATAATTTACAAGAATCAATGATAATTTCTAACCAATATTATGACACAGGCAGAGAAAACAATGTTGAAGTTACAAGGGAAAGATTTTATGTTTCAGACGATACAAATAGCTTAGAAAATTTAGGTAGTTTATTTGTAAAATATGCAGAATACAAAATTTTTAATAAGTGGGAAATGTCTTTTACTGCAAGCATAGAACACTTTGAAAATTTAGAACTTGGCGATGTTGTTAGTTTTGAACTTGATTCAATAAATAGTGGTAAACCTGTTTACGGATTTCTTTCAGGTATTCA